GACTGGTCTTGTACACGAAGATACTATTACTGTTAACTTAACAGCAATAGGCGGCAAGCAGGATATTTGGGTTGAAGATATTCGTGATAACTGTGTAATTGTTGGTAGCGATGGTCCAATCAACTGCTTCTACACTGTGTACGGTGAGCGTAAAGATGTTGATAGATGGGATACGGAGTATGAGGAGTAATAGCATATGGCAACCACATACGGCAGACAGTTTTGTGCAGGTTATAATGTAATAAGCCAGCCAAATCCGCCAGGGTATACTCATATTGAAAACATAACAACCAGTGGGTGGTACAGTATTAAAACACCCGCTGGTCATTGTACCACATGGATCGAGTGCGACTTTGACGCTAACAGAAACTGGGCACTTGTACTAGCAAATAGAGGTAGTACAGGTGGCATGAACAATTTGCGTTGGGACGATACTGTAAAAAAAGTAAACATTCGTACAGGCGGATCTAATCAAGGAACAAATACAACAGTTACTAATTTTAGCACCTTGGGTGCATTAAGCAATTATAATGTTTGGGTTGGATTAGACTTTTGGCGTTATCTTGGAAAACGTGAAAATACTAACAACGTAACAGTATGCCAGTATGTTTCAAGTACAAACGGAATAAGATTAAGTCAAACTGGGTCACATACTAAACGTGCTAGATGGCAGTTTAGTGATTTTAACTTCCAAGACAAATCAAATGTAGATACTTATGCTTTTCAAAATGCTTCGTTTATAAATGATGATACAGGCGGTGGACAGCCGGGTATGTACAGTTATCATGCGTTTGGAGATAGAGGCTTAACAACATTTGATAATGACATTGATGACAACAGCGGCAACTGTGCTACATATTACAATAACAATCCTTTTTGGTATGGTAGTTGTTGGAGTGGAAACTGGTTTGCAGGTGGTGGATATCAAGACAGACCATATTGGAACAGTAGTGGCGGTGATAATCATCAATACGGAGGAATTTATGTATGTTAAACGTAACACCTAAACCTAGTAAATTAATATTCCGTAGAGAAGAATTAGTGTGGACAAAAACTATACAGACACTCGAAGGTAACATTATTTGGAACGAAGAAACTCCTGTGATCGAACAAGATATGAACAAAGAATATTTTGACAATTGGGAAGCCATGACAAAAAGTTTGCCTCACTTTAATATTGTAGAAGTGGAGAGATTTATTTAATGGCAACACTACACAACAGCGGTATGGTTAATAGAAATTTAATATTTTCTATTGACGGTGCTAGTCAACAAAACTGGACGAATCGTGGTGCCAACCTGTTAACAAATGGTAGTTTTGTTGGAGGTGTAAAAATTGCTGAAGAAAGCGGCAGTAACGCTCAAAATGATATTGTACAATTTGATAATCCTGGAGATAGTGATTATGTTTTAAGACAAACTATGGGTATTCCTCAAACAGAATATCAATGTAATCCAACTATACCTACTACCGGTGTTCCTATTGTATTGAGTGGCTGGTATGCAGAAAGTGAAAATTATACAGGCGCAGGCAGAATGTTTCACAGCCGTGCGTATGACGGTAGCGGAAACATATCTCTTGGTACAGGATTATACAATGGTGTAAATGCTGTGTCTGAAAAAGGCGGTGTTAAATGGGAACATAGATATGCTGTTTTAGAAACTAGAACAAATTCAACAGGAACTTTCAATTGGTATGTCGGATATGCTGGTGATACATATGCTGGAGCAAGATACTATACAAATCTAAAAGTACAAGAAGGAAGGTCGCCATGTCCGGTTGATCTTGCTAATAACCATCATGTAAACAAAAACTATTGTACGTATAACGCTACTACAAAGGCCTGGTCATTTAATGGCACAGATTCGTATATGGATACACAAAATTTTACTGCTAAGACTATCAACAGTGTTAGTGTTGAAGCATTAATATACGACACAAAAGCAAACAACGGATACAGATCTATAATACAGCATAACACAGCTGGAGATGATGCATTATATATTAATCCAAGTAATTACTTAATGTGGTGGCCTGCAACTGCTAGTACTTTAACAGTACCGAGTAATCAGTGGGTGTATGTGGCAGCTAGTAGAACAAATTCTGGCATTACATATTGCGTTAATGGCGTAACTCAATTTGTCAGCGGTAGTTTTGCAGATCCAACTGATTGGGATTTTTTACGCATAGGTGCTCATAGTGCAGGCGACGGCGAACGTTTTCAAGGCATGATTGCAATGGCTAGAGTTTATGAAACTGCACTTACCGCAAACGAAATGAAAAAGAATTTTCAAGGGTTAAGAGGAAGGTACGGAATATAATGGGAGCTTATACAGGAGGAAAACTTAATTTTGATGGATTGGTTTTTATGCTAGATCCTGGTAGTTTGTTGAGTACTCATCCTATCGGGACTAGCAGTACCGGTGTAAATCCATTTAGTGATCCGATTAATAATTACAGTATTACACCAAATAATTATCCTTATGTAGCAGGAAAAAATTATTTTACTGCTGTAGGATTAACTTATCCTGAAAGCAGTCAAGCAGCACCTTGGACAAGTAGAGATGGTGTTACGCCCGGTATTCAAGCTACATCAGGTACAAAAACATACGACCATACTAGAGATTTAGGAATGTTTGTTTGGGACGAGGATACTAATAATTGGATAAGCAGTAGTTATTTTAACGGCGAAAGGGCAAGCGGTCATGTGTACGATACATATGACAGCCAGCCTACACAACATGAATTCTTTCAACAAGATTATGATACTATAAAAAATGTATTTCCTAATGCTATCTTTCTTATAGTTGGATCCCATGCTGCTGAAAATAATGATAATAATGCCGGAACATTACAAAGATTACAAGAACTAGGTTTACCTGATTCTCATATAGGAGTAGGACGTCCTGAATATGTATTAGTAGGAAAACCTGGAAGATCAAATACACAAAAATACATTAGAGAAAATATCAATTCCGCTATTGGATATATGAATGTAGGATTTCCTTTTTATACATCTCTAGGAAGAGGTTTTAGATTTGCAAATTCTCAATATTTTAATTTGCCTAGTAATATAGGATATACTGCTGCATCGGGTTTTACTGCAATTGCATGGCACAAGCATTTAGGAACTCCAGCAGGTGGTTACCATATTATTTACGGAGGTGGTTATTTTGAAATATCGATTCCAACTGCTGGTCAAATACGAACAGGTGTATACAATACTAGTGGTACTAGATATGTTGATAATCACGGTAGTGGATTAAATGACGGAAATTGGCACCAAGTAGCGATGACATTTGGCAACGGTGTAAAGACAAGTTATATCGACGGAGTAAATGTAGGAACAAGAACAGGAATCGGTACGTTAATTAGCAATGGCAGTGTTAGCGATAGAACTATAGGAAGATACGGCGGAAGTAACACTTATTACTGGAACGGAGAAGGTTCTGGCTTTTTAATTTATAATCGACCATTGTCGGCTAGTGAAATTAAAGAATTATATAATTTAAGTAGAGCGAGGTTTGGATACTAATGGGAGCAAGTACAGGATTAAGTATACCAACAAACGGATTAACTCATTTGTGGGATGCTAGTAGCGTTGACGGCAACCCATGGAAACACAATAGATCAAATATATTAAATCCTTGGATGACGTGGACCAGTGGCAGCGGCGGAACAACGGGTTATGGTGCAAACGGAAGTTCAAATGAACAATTAAGAGGCATGACTCCTTCGATAGAAGGTTCCATTAACTATGGTACAACAGGTCCAGATAATATCGGAGGCAGATACGATGCTTATTGGCTTACTACTCCAGATAGCACTAGTGGCGCAGACGGTGGATGGAATAGCAGTTCGTATAGTATAGATAGAAGTTATACATATCGTTGGAGTGTGTGGGTTAAACGTAATACATCAGGAACAGGCGGTACTTTTTATATGGGGTTAAATCCTGCACCAATAAGAAACGATAATGATACCGTTCAAAGCAATCCGTATTTCACATATCCGAGTCAAGCCAGTTTAACGCAAAATCAATGGTATCTTGTAGTAGCACATTGCTTTTATGAAGGATATACAGGTAGTAGACATCCAGATAGCGGATGGTATGAATTAGATCAAACCAATTGGCCAGGAGAATCGTTTCCTCGAGGCGGCGATATGAATGGAAGATTTTTAACTAAAATATCAGATAAAAGTTACGGAAACTGTGGTACCCAAGATGTGAGATGGCAATCAACTACTACTAGTGCATTACATAGAACATATCATTATTATACAACTAATACTAGCAGCGGATTAATATTTGCTTATCCTCGTATTGATAAATGCGACGGCACTGAGCCTACAATAAGTCAATTAGCCACAAATGCAAAAACTGGATTAAAAAATTTAATTGGCACAACTGGTAGCGGAAATGGTTATTTTACTGTTAATGATAGAATGAATGACTGGTCTTATATAAAAGAAAACGGAATTGAATTTTTAAGATACAATGGTGACAGCACCGCCGGCGGCGCAGCCAGTCCGCCTATGAGAATGGATTTTAATTATTCAAGTACAAACTATACTATAATTGGTATAACTCGTTATTCGCCCGGAACCTCGATAAGAGGCAGAATTATTTCAGGACAATCAAACAATTGGTTATTAGGAAACTACAGTAATACAACAGAAAATAATTATGCAGCAGGTTGGGTTAGTAGTGCTGGGGCAGGCGGTACCGATACCAATTGGAGAGTATACACTGCAACAGGAAACATATCTTCAGACCAATACAGTTTTTGGGTCAACGGAAACAAAGTAGTTAGTAACAGCACAGGAGGATCGCAAGGTCCTAATGGGTTTGGTTTAATGCATTACGATCCGGGCAACAGCGAATGGTCTGCCGGAGATATAGCGTATCTAGCAATGTACAATAGATTGTTATCCGATACTGAAATTAAAAAAATATCTCAATCACTTAAAGGAAGGTACGGAATTTAATGTCTACTAATATGGGAAGAAAGTTGCCAGGTGGTTCAGGAAATCTTGTAATGAGTGTCGATGCTGCCAACGACAAATGTCAGAGTAGAAATTTATATTTGTGTCCAGACTGGGGAGTACCTGGCACTACACAAACTAGTGGTAACATGGCAGTTGACGGTACTGGCAATTTTTTTCGTGTTCCAATTGGTACAACTATAGGCGGGTATGAAGTTACAGGTACAGATATCGTTTATGGATATACTTTAGGCGCAACAGGATGTCACTACAAAGGTTGGGACATCAACATAGGAACTGGAAATTGGACATTTGCATTTGATTATTTTGTAACAACTGACGCTAATAATTTTCCCACTGTAAATTTTCTAGCAAATATAGAAAGAACAGTTGGCGGTAGTGTTGCTACTAATAGTATAAAGGGAAAATGGCAAACTGTAAGTTTTGGAGGCAATAATAACAGTATTGCCTTTGCACGTCCTTTGTTATATCCGGGTGCATGTAGTAGTAGCTATCTAGCCAGCAGCGGTACACTTTATTATAAAAATCCAAGATTTACACTCGGGACCAGTGCAGGATCTAATGATTTTGATAAAGAAACCGTTGGCGGCAGAGGCGGCTCGTATTCCTATCGTGTTTACCCTAACCATAATCGTATGTTTGACATGGTTACTGGAAATTACTTTGGTGCAAGTTCTAATAACGATAGGCCTTTAGAAGATACTGACGGTGGCGGGTGTTGGTCCTTTACTGCTGCTACAGATTATTGGGTAATGGCTGGTGCAAACGAACAATTAAATAACCAAAACTATACTATCGAAGTCTGGGTTAAAACTAATGCTCTTAGTCAAAATGGTTTTTGGTTTGAAAAAGGTCAAGTAAACACTCAATACAGTTTGTTTCAAGAAGGTGGAAATATTGTTCACAGAACTTTCTTTACTAATTTAGGAACATACGATAGTTTATATACAACAACAGCAAGTTATTTAAACACCAGCGACTGGTTTCACGTAGTTGCTACATACGACGGAGTAACAAAAAGAACTTATATAAACGGTGTAGAAACAGCAACAAGAAATATTAGCGGAACTATTCCAACCAATAACAATCAAGTTTGGATAGGACAATACGGCGGCGCCGGCGGCTATCAGTACAACGGAAAACTTGCTAAATGCAACATATACAAAACAGCATTAACAGCTGAACAGATTAAAAATGCATTTAGACTTGATAAAGCGAGGTTTGGAATCTAGATGCAGAAATTCAAACTGTGCATCAGAGTGTAAGAGAATATGTTTTTAGATTATGGAGAAATAACATGGGAATAGGGTATGGACCAAAAATTGTTAATAATGGAGTAGTGTTATCCCTAGATTCAGCAAATCAAAAAAGCTACCCAGGCAATGGAAATACGTGGTTTGATCTAAGTGGAAATGGAAGAAATTTTACTGGTAATGCAAGTTTTATAGATTCAACAAATGGAATAAGATCCGGAGCGACGTGGAGTTGTCCAGCCGCAACAGTCGGAGATATATTAAACACAGACTTTCATTCTATATTTTATCGAGTAAGATTTAACAGTACAGCAACGTATCCTGAAGCTTGGACTGGATCTTGGAATAAAATTTTTGAACACACTGGATCCAGCGGAGACAGAAGTCCAGGTGTATGGAGATTTCCTAGCAACAGAAGATTACACTGGAGATATAATCCAAGTAATACTGGTGCAGATTTTGGACCTACAAATTCAGGAGGAGACTTTCCATTAAACACTTGGTTTTTAGTAGGAGTAATAAAAAACGGTTCATCTGCGCAATCTTTTGTAAACGGTAATTTAGTTGCGTCTAGTACAGTTTCTTTTCCAAAACAAACAGGATCAAGTAATATAAATTTATTTCCAGGATACCCTACTGATATTGCAAATTTAAATTATCTAATAATTTATAATAGAGCTGTGTCGTTGGAAGAAGTAAAGCAAAATACTATAGCACTAAGAGGAAGGTTTGGAATAGAATAATCTGAATAGTGTTTAGAAATAACAAACAGATAAATACACGTAGATATTAGGAAACGCAAATGGCAAACAGTGATAAAAATATTACAATTACACCACAACGAGATGCAGCAGGTCTGCCTAGTATTGTGTATACAGGATTTGATAACAATCCTATTACACAAAACGTACTAGATGACAACAGTCTAAGTTGGGAAAGCAGTGCTGGACAACTGTTCAGTATTACACCTAGTCTTACAGGCACTATTTTTAGTGTTAACGATGTATCAGGTGTTCCGAGCATTGAAGTTGAAGACAATGGTTTGTTGAAATTAGCACCATTTGGCGGTAACGTTCTTGTAGGTAGTACAAGTGACAACGGTGCTGCTAAAATGCAAGTCACTGGTAACTTTACTGCTACAGGCGAAGTTACAGCATACTATTCAGATGAACGTTTAAAAGATTTTGAAGGTACAATACCAGATGCACTTGACAAAGTTAAAAAACTAAACGGATATCTATACACTGAAAATAATGTTGCTAGAAGTTTAGGGTATGATAATCCTAATAGACAAACAGGGGTAAGTGCTCAAGAAGTTAAAGCAGTATTACCTGAAGTTGTTGGCCCTGCTCCAGTTGATTCACAATATCTAACAGTTAAGTATGACAAACTTGTTCCACTGCTAATCGAAGCAATTAAAGAACAGCAGACGCAAATTGAAAAATTAACTGAAATCGTAAATGACTTAAAAAACAGTTGACCTATGATATATATTATGTTAGTATAAGTTGAACTAAGGAATACAGATGGCGTTACCCGCAACAGGCAGTACAATTACAATGAGTCAAGTTCGCAACTACTTTGGTAGTAGTACGACTCCTATATTATTACGTGCAACGCTTGGAGCATTCATTGGAATATCATCAGGACAGATTTTTCTTAGTGAATCATTTGGTGGATATTACACACCTTCAACATAATAGGAGTAACTATGAAAACGCTTTACGAAATCTTAAACGTAGACTTGGCACAACAATATACAAAAGCAAGAAAACTTGCAGTTCTTGATCAACTTGTTTTAGATGCAGATTTAACAACACAAGTAAAAGAAACTATAGCTTCAATGGATATACCAGATGATGACGATCGTTATCATTGGATACAAATTTATGGTCGCTTAATGGGCGCTGACTTAATTACTATTGGTAAAGTGCAACCAGATCATATGCTAAGTGCAAGTGCATTACCAGCAGAAGATTTTTCTGAAGCAGTAAAAGTTTGTACTGCAACAGCTCGTGACATTAACAATTCTACAGTAGCAGCAGAAAAAGAATTCGCTACAGAATCAGTACCACAGACACTTTAAGTAAAATGAAACTTGCTCTTTGCATTCCTGCTAGAGACACGGTGCATACTGTTTTTGCTCGTGCTCTAGCAAACCTTACCTCATATCTTACAAAACAGAATATTGACTTTTCGTTGCATTTTGTCTTAGGAACTGTAATTGCAAACAGTAGGAATGCGTTGGTTAATGAAGCATTAGACGTGGGTGCTGATTATATACTTTGGATGGATAGTGATATGCATATTCCTCCTACTATAATTAAAAAGTTGTTGTCTCATAATAAAGACATTGCTGCGTGTACCTATAGCACTAGATACAAACCTTACAATACAGTAGCCTTTGTTGACTTTGATAATCCGCCTACCAGACTTAGGAAAACAAGAGGGCTTCATGAAGTGTATGCAGTTGGTATGGGTTGTATGCTTGTAAAAACTGATGTATACAAGCAATTGCCCAAGCCTTGGTTTAATCACCAATATAATGAAGATATAGATAATTTTGCAGGCGAAGATATTTGGTTTTGTAAATTAGCAAGAGACAATGGCTACAAAGTTTTTGTCGATTGCGATACTAGCAAAATGTTAGCGCACATAGGTACTAAAGCATTTACATTAGAGAATAATCATGAACGTATTTGATAAGTTTGAATTATTTGGTCAACATCTACATAATGGACAAGACTATTTAAAAAATCATATCCTAACACAATTTCCTGTTGTCCACAGTGATGAAGAAATTTACGAATGGGAAGGCAGTGAAGAATACGTTTGGCTAGTTGATCCAAGTGTAGAAGTATTACAAAGTTTTCCTTGGTATTATAAACCTGCAATAGGGCAAGAGCCTGCTATACATGCTTTCCCTCAGGTATACAAAGATAGTAAAAAAGTTAGATCATACGACACAGTTAGACTAGTGCCAACAAAAGAAGGCGATTACAAAACAGTAAAATCAGATTATATTGCATGTTTTTATGACATATATAATAGCAAAGATAAATTTGATTATTTTTATATTAACTCCCCTGAAGACATTTTAGAAGCACAAGAAAAATCTACTACAGATCTATTTTGGGCTGTGCCTAATAATGTAATTGTTAGAGATACATTTAAATTTAACTACAAGCCTGATTACTGGAGTATAGATAATATACACGTCTTTGGTAACGGTAGTAGTGATATGATGGATGGCGTTTGTTTGATTCCAAAGAATTATAATTTTAACAAGAGAGAATTAGATTATAGATTTTATGCAAACAAAAAACAAATAAAAGTCATTGCAAGCGATCCGGTACCTTATGAAAAATTTAAAGTAGATAGTTATAGCGATTATGAAAATGCTTTAGAACATTGTCAGACAGAAATGTTCTGGGCTATTCCAAGTGACGTAGAAGTTGCAGAAGATTTCAATTTTGATTATCATGTATCTTATCAAAATAAGAATGTTGTACAAGTATTTCTAAATGGCAAACACAGAGACGGTATAGTATTATTACCCCGTGATAAAAAAGTTTCTAAAAAAGAAATAGAACACAGATTTTATGTATCAAAAAATGAACTAGACATAGTAGCAAGTTATCCAAAAAGTTTTAAAAAATGGGCAGTACATTCTTATAAAGATTATATGAATGCTTGTAACGAAATAGAAGAAGATATGTTCTGGATGGTTTATTCTGATTTAAACATTAAAGATGATTTTAACTTTGATTTTTACATAAGTCATCACGATTCTTTTAATAGAAATATACATCACATTTTTAAAAATAATATGTACTATGATGGCCTAGCTTTAATTAGTAAAAATTTAAGAATAAGCAGAAAAGAATTTGAATATAGATTTTTTGCAAATAAAAAAGAACACGACATACAAGCAACAACACCGTCTCTGTATGATATAGTGTTTATAAGTTATAACGAACCTAATGCAGATGAAAATTTTAAAAAACTTGTAGAACAATTTCCTGATAGAGTAATACATCGTGTACACGGTATTAAAGGTATTCATCAAGCACATATTATGGCTGCAAAAGCAGCAGAGACTGAAATGTTTTGGGTAGTAGACGGCGATGCAAATATAATAGATAATTTTAACTTTGATTATCAAATTGCGCATTATGATATTGATGGTAAAAACACTGTGCATGTTTGGCGTAGTTACAATCCAATTAACAACTTAGTCTACGGATATGGTGGTGTAAAACTATTACCAACACGTCTTACAAAAAATATGGATGTGTATAGCAGTGATATGACTACTAGTATTAGTAACAAGTTCAAAGGAATAGAAGTAATGAGTAATACTACTGCCTTTAACACAGATCCGTTTAGTGCATGGCGTAGTGGCTTTAGAGAATGTGTAAAGTTAGCAAGTAAAACAATACATAGGCAAAAAGAAGACGAAACGAATTTTAGACTAGAAGCATGGTGTACTCGAGGTGCAGATAAGCCATTTGGAGAATACGCAATTGCAGGGGCTATTCACGGCAAAAACTACGGTGAAAAGTATGCCGATTCCCCTGAAGATTTGCGTAGAATAAATGATTTTGATTGGCTTGAAAAAGAATTTAAGAAATCAAATGTGCAACTTGTATAACTGTTTCTAATTTATTTTTGTTAGTTTTACTGCGTAATGTATTTGCTAAACCTGTATGCAAAGGTTTTGGCCAGTGACTAAAGCTACACCAAGCATAACTACTATGTTCTTTGTTTAGCCTTGGTATAAATTCTTCATTGATTAAGCATAGATACGTATGGAAGCTAAAATTATTATCACTGCTAATAAAACTTTCTAAAGGAATTGTTTTTTTAATTTCTGGAATGAATCCAATTTCTTCTTCTATTTCTCTTTGTAGTCCTTGCCAAGGAGTTTCACTGCCTTCGTTTTTACCGCCAACTAAACCCCAACAATTAGTATTGTTAGTGCTTTTCTTAGTTCTATATAACAGTAAAAATCTTTCTGTTGTTAGGCTATAAAACAACGCACCGCTACAGATTATCTTATCCATAAAAATACTTATATTATAAAAGGATACTCCATGTACCTTTTGGATAGTAACCGTCAATACTTTCTACCCACATGTTATCACTATATACGTATTGTACTCCAGTTGTTAAATTGGTTGTAAAAACAGGTGTAGTGTATTCACTTGCATCATACACAATTGTCCATTTTGATCCTGTCCATTCTACAATATCATTTTGATCAGCAAAGAAATCTGTGTTATCAGAATTTTTCCAAGCATCGGCACCGTCGTCGTTGTAATGCAGAGTATATTGTACTTTATCATCAGGAGATATGTTACTTGCTAAAATTAAAGAAACTTGTTCTCCTATGTTTTCTATTGTTGCACCAACAGTTTCACCGTTAACTGTAACTTCTGCACTAGTAACTTTATCTGCAAGCCACCAAGATTGTTGATAAAAATATAACTTTTCTTCATCAGTTCTGTAAAATAAATCTCCTACATTTGGAGATCCTGGAAATGCTGTGCCACTATTAACATTACTAGGTTTAGTTATTTCATTGATATAATAATCTACATATGTATCAATTCTGTTAGTAGTTCCGCTAATAACAACATTACGTGAAGTAGCATTACCAATAGCATCTAAAACTAAAATTCTTACACCGGGCACCTTAACACTAGTAGGATTAAATGTCCTTGGGTTTATTATATAATCAATGGTTCCATACTGTGCTGCATTTCTCGCTGGACCTTCAATTAGTGTGTTGCTAGGCAAAGTATCTTCGTCATAATTAATTAACAGTTCTGTTGTGTTATTGTTATTTACGGTTATTGTACCTCTTACATTTGTAGTAAAATAACTTCTTCTAAGCTCTATTTGAGTTATACCTGGTTCGTATTGAGAAGGTAGTTCTGCTTCTATAACATCGAACCAGTGAACATCAGGTAGATGCAATAATTTATTAGTTGCTAACAATGCTATTTCGTCGTTTATGTTTACACCATAATTTCTGTAGCTGTTAATGACTGGGTTTAAAGTTGTTCCTAAACCAGTGCTGCCTGTTGATTGCCCAGGAAGTAACCCTTCTGGTGTTAATGCAGCTTCGCTATCAGGATCAGGTGTAAAGCCGTCTAATTCTAAATCTCCTGTATCGCTGTTAACAATACCGGTAATTATTTTTGTAATAATACCTAGTTTTTTAACTTTTGTTGGAGGCGAAATATAAATTGGAGTAGTAAAGCCCATAGTGCAAATATCAATTTCGCTTTCAGTTCCAACCGGCACTGTTCTTGAACTAAATTCTATGTTTTCCATAAACAATGTGGTTAAACTTGTCCAGTCAACATAATTATCATTTGTTTGAAATTCTAAACTAGGATTAAACAACATTAATATTTGTTCTAATAATTGTAATTTTTGATCTGTGCTGGTGCTCCATAAATCTACATTTACGCTTAATGTAAATGGACTAGGATGCAATCGTTCTACAGTATAACCTTTAGCTTGTTCTTGCAAATATGAACTAGTAGCTTCGTCAAACTTTTTTTCACGTAAATTAACTTTACTTACAAAACTACTATCACTTGTTCGACTTCTGTCCATTTCTAAGCCAGTAATATATACAGCCATACGTGGAGCACTAGGTATCTTATTTTCACTGTTGTCTTTCATAATACTAGCAACTTGTCTTGTAAGATCTCCATAAGTTACAGGTACCTGTCTTAGATCTCCATCACCGTCTTTGTAGCTAAAATTACTAAATGCTCGTACTATTTGTGTTACATATCGTCTTACTTGGCCGTCATAAAAATATTGCATTAGTTATCTGCCTTTGCTCTTAGAGCTTTACTTAGTGCTTGTCTTTCAACTACTTCTTCACCGGATATTTCGTTTATTGTAGTGTTGTTAATAAATGTTCCTAGTTGGGTATTTCTAGTATCTGTATTTGAAAGTTCTGCTCGTACATTATCTTCAACCTTTGACCACGAACTGCCGCTATATCTAAATAATCTATTAGGCAATAAATCTGTACGTAAAAAATAATCACCTTCAACTGATACAAGTGGAAATGTAGATCCAACTCCAAAAGGTGCTCCATTAGGTGGTATGCCGTCTCCAACAAGATATCCTAAGTAGCCGCTTGCAAGTGGCGTTTGAAATAGTCTATCTGCTTCAATGCCATTTGAAACATCAATTTCGTTAGTATCAACAGTAACAAGACTAACGCTACCGTCATCTTCCACTTGTACTGTATAAAATTGTTCAGTACTATATCCTGCATATTTAATATCATCATTTGCCTGTTGAACAACAGCATTGTTTATTTGCATTTCAATTTCAAAAGTACTTAGAACATCTCTAAGAGTTTTATCACTACCTTCTGCCGCTGGTAAATCTAAGATATCCTTATACTCTTGTCCATCATAGATTTGTTTTACTTTTATTCTATACAAATGTGGATACCAAGTTTGGCTAAATCCTTCGCTTGCTCTAGTAATGTCTTCAATTACATAAAATCTTTTTAAAGCAATATCTAATTCGTTTGCTGCATATTCGTCAATTAAATGCGGCAATTCTATTACGTCTCCTGGCATTAGTTTACGACCAATTGTTTTTACACTACTATTAATATGTACAGTCAAGAATAATGTATCGTTGCTTAAAAATAATCCAAATTGACTTAAATCAAAATCATTATCCTGTACGTTGTAATGCCCACGTAATGTGTACACATCCTTATCATACTTTCGATCTCTATTTTCAAGAAACAATAAATCTTGTATGTTTGTTTCACTAACTGCATCGTATTGTGGTTGATCGGAAGTAGCATCATCAGCATCAGGATTTTTTGTCCCAATGTACTTATGTATCATAAAATCTGTACCGCCGACCGTGAACATTTCGTAAATAGAATTATCTAAAAACGTATAATCATTTGACTTATGTGGTCTATATAAACTTAGCTTTGGCATACGTATATTTATCGATAAATACTATTGGAGATGAACTATGAGTAACGTAACTGCATATCAAGAAATATACGACTATGTCGAAACCTTCCTAGGCGGAGGAATGGTCGATGTTGAATTAGATCCTGTACATTATAAAACTGCCCTACAAAAGGCACTAAACAGATATCGCCAACGAACAGAAAACGCTGTTGAAGAAAGCTATATAACAATTGGGTTTGAAGAAGATAAAAACGTATATACATTGCCAAACGAAATAATCGAAGTGCGTAAAATTTATAGACGTAGTGTTGGCAGCAGATTGGGCGGCAGTGCAGATGGCGGTAGTTTGTTTGAACCTTTTAATCTTGCATACACTAATACGTATTTGTTAGCAGGTTCAGGAATTGGCGGCCTTGCAACTTATGATTTCTTTGCACAACAACAAGAATTAGTAGGACGCATGTTTGGTAGTTTTATTGAATTTACTTGGAATACAAGCACAAAAAAATTAACTATATTACAACGTCCAAGAGCTGATGAAGAAGCATTGTTATATTGTTACAACTATAGACCAGACTTTGAAATATTAAAAGATTACAAAGCAAATCAGTGGTGTAAAGATTATACACTAGCTAGTTGTAAATATATGTTAGGAGAAGCACGTAGTAAATTCTCAACTATTGCAGGCCCAGGCGGCGGAACAACACTCAATGGCGATTCTCTTAAAGCTGAAGCACAAAGCGAAATGGAAAAACTTGACAACGAATTAGCTACAGCATTAGCAGGCGGTACAGGGTACGGTTTCTTAATTGGTTGACAAATACTACTAATTATATTATAATTTAAACATGAAGAAAAAGTTATTGGTAATTGGCCACGGCAGACATGGCAAAGATACTGTCTGCGAAATACTTAGAGACAAATATAATTATAGTTTTGAAAGCAGTAGTCAGTTCTGTTCAAAATTATTCATTTATAATAATCTAAAAAACAAGTACAATTATGCTACCGAAGAAGAATGTTATGCAGATAGACATAACCATCGTGCAGAATGGTATAATGCTATTTGTGATTATAATGAAGTCGATGGAGCTCGTTTAGGTCGAGAGATTTTTAAAGAACACGATATATACTGCGGATTACGAAACAAAAGAGAATTTTTTGCAATGAAAAATACTGGTGTTTTTAATTATTGTATTTGGGTAGATCGTAGTGACCACTTGCCTCCAGAAGGAATTGATAGTATGAGCTTGACTCACTGGATGGCCGATTACACTATAGATAACAATTCAACACTAAGTAATTTAGAATTTAATGTAGATCAGTTACTAACTTATTTGCACCGTTAACCACGTACTTTTAGACTCAAAACCCCTGGTTTCTCCTCTGATAAGCTAAATACAAGTAGAAAGTATTTACCCATGAGGAGAACAACAAAATGGCACTAACATCACCTGGTGTTCAGGTTAGCGTTATAGACGAAAGTTTCTATACTCCAGCTGAACCTGGTACAACACCAATTATTTTTGTAGCAACAGCTGAAAATAAGCTGAATGGCGGGGGCACTGGAGTTGCACCTGGCACACTAAAAGCAAACGCAGGTAAGGTTTACCTGATGACATCGCAGAGAGATCTGGTAGAAACATTTGGAGATCCAACATTTGTTACTGACGTAAACAATAATGTTGTACAAGGCGGTGAACAAAACGAATATGGTTTACAAGCTGCATATAGTTATCTAGGCGTAAGCAATAGAGCATATGTAGTTAGAGCAGACGTAGACTTAAATAGTTTAAACGCAAGCTCAACACCAACAACCGCAAATCCAGAAGACGGTACATGGTGGTTAGATACACAAACAACAGAATGGGGAATTTTTGAATGGGACGCTTCAGCAGCTACAACTGAAACAGGTCAAACATTTATAGCAAAAACTCCTCGTGTTATCACAAGCAAGACAGATTTAATTGGTGCAGATGCAACTGCCGCCCCTGGAAGCTGGGTAGGACAAAAAGGCGAATATGCTGTTGTAACAACATCAAACATTGTTAAAATATATTATAAAAATGTCGACGATACGTGGGTAATTGTTGGCAATCCAGACTGGAGCGGAAGTATTCCTTCTGTAACAGGTTCAATTGCAATTTCTTCAACAATAGGTTCCATTGGTGATACTTTCGTAATCAATGCAAGCTCAGACAGTGCAGAATCAGTTCAGATTACATTGTCTGGTAACACACTGACTACTTTGGTAGCAGATATCAATGGTGCAGGTATCACAGGTGTTTCAGCAGAAGCAAGAAACAATAAATTAGTAATTTTAAACGATCGTAGCGGTAGTGACCAGATACAAATTGTAGATGGTGCAGGTCAGCCAATGGCAGCAGCTGGTATTGACGAAGGTTTCTATCTTGCTCCTAAAGCACAAATTAGTAAGCACACAGATGTACCATTATTCAAAACAAATGATAGCGATACTCGTCCAAGCGGAAGTGTTTGGATTAAAACAACTACACCAAACCTTGGTGCAGATTGGAGAGTAAAACAATTTAATGGTGAAACTGAAATTTGGAATAGAACAAGCTCTCCGATATATGACACCAATCAAGGGGCAATTTACGCACTTGATAGAACAGGCGGCGGTGCAAACATACCAGTAGGTACAGTTTACATTCAATCAAATGCTCTTGAACAAACTGCAAATACAGCAAATTTCAAAATATTTGTTAAACGTGCTGGCGGTGCAGCATCAATTACAAGTAATAAAATATTAGCATCTACATTTGCAGGTGGTAGTTATAATATTACAATTCAGGAAAGTTTAAAATCACAAGAAGCATTAGATTCTGCTAAAACAATCTCATTTACAGCAGCTGGACAAACAGCAGACGCACAAATATTAGTAGCAGCAATTAACGCAGCAGGATTTACTAATGTTGTTGCAAGTGTAGATTCTCAAAACAGAATAACAATTTCTCATACACTAGGCGGCGAAATTAGAATTACTGATACTAATAATGCTTTAACATTCGCTGGGTTTGCACCTTATAATGCAACTACTAAAACAGGTACACAGAATTTATATTGGCAACCAGGTGAAACAGATAGCGATCCTGAAAAACTAGTAATTAGTTTATGGTCACCTTTAGTTTATAGTGCAAGCAACGATGCGCCTACTGCTCTTGCAGCGAATGGTGCTCTATGGTACAGCAGTACAATAGACGAAGTTGATATGCTTGTTCATAACGGTACTACATGGGTAGGTATTAATCATTCAACTAGTCCATATTATAACATTGATCCAAACACTTCACCGGATTCGCAAGGTCCTATTGTAAGTGCCACAGAACCTAAGAACGGCGATCGTTCTGATAGTGGTAACTTAGTTACTGGTGATATTTGGGTTAGCACAGCAGACTTAGAAAATTATCCACAAGTGTACATTTACAATGCAACACTATCAAAGTGGACATTGTTAGATAGTACTGATCAAACTACTGAAAATGGCATACTATTTGCCGATGCACGTTATAACACAACTGGCGCAGACGCAGCAACCGCAGCAGACATCGAAGATTTAAATTCAAGTAATTATTTAGACCCAGATGCACCAGATCCTGCACTTTATCCAAAAGGTATGTTGCTATGGAATTTACGTAGAAGTGGATTTAATGTAAGACGTTTTGAGCGTAACTACATTGATCTAACAGCTAAGAACACACGTTTTGGCGATCAAGATATGTCTAGTTATTATCCACACCGTTGGGTTACTGAATCAGGTAATCAAGCAGACGGTAGCGGAACATTTGGCAGATCAGCACAGCGTAAAGTTGTAACGCAGGCTTTACAATCATTAATGAATAGTAACCAAGATATTAGAGATGACGAGTCAAGAACATTTAACTTAATTGCTTGCCCAGGATATTCTGAGCTAATAGGCGAAATGATTACTCTAAACTTTGATAGAGGACTAACTGCATTTGTAGTTGGAGATAGTCCAATGAGACTAACACCAGACGCAACTAGCTTAGAAAATTGGGCAACTAACCAACAACTAGCAGTTGAAGATAACGATGACGGTCTTGTAACAAGCGATGAATACTTAGGTGTTTATTATCCAAGTGGACTTACAAGTGATAACACAGGTAACAATGTTGTTGTTCCAGCATCGCATATGGTACTACGTACATTTGCACTTAATGACCAAGTTGCTTATCCATGGTTTGCACCAGCAGGTACAAGACGCGGCGGAGTAACAAATGCTTCTAGTGTAGGTTACATAAATGCCGAGGACGAATTTGTAAGTATTGCACTAAACGAAGGTCAGCGTGATACATTGTATAGAAACAATGTTAATCCGATTACTTTCTTAAATGGTGCAGGATTAGTTGTATTTGGACAAAAAACTCGTGCTAAAAATGCAAGTGCATTAGATAGAGTTAATGTTGCAAGACTAGTTGTTTACTTACGTAGTCAGTTAAATCAACTTGCCAAACCTTATCTATTTGAACCAAATGATAAAATCACCCGTGATGAAATCAAGCAGCAAGTAGAAAGTTTAATGGTAGAATTAGTTGGACTTAGAGCACTATATGACTTCTTAGTTGTGTGTGATGAAACTAACAACACACCAGCAAGAATTGATAGAAATGAGCTATATGTAGATATAGCTATCGAACCTGTAAAAGCAATTGAATTTATATATATTCCGTTGCGTATTAAAAACACAGGCGAGATCGCAGGTCTATAAAAAATAGGGGTCAAGGAAACTTGGCCCCAATTAGATAAATACATATGTATTAAGGAGAATAGTAGATGGCAATCTCAACATTAACAAAAATTTCGGTACCGTTAGCAAACGATAATAGTGCAAATAGCCAAGGCTTGCTAATGCCAAAACTATCATATCGTTTTAGAATTACGCTAGAAAATTTTGGTGTAAGTGCTGAAACTCAAGAATTGACAAAACAGGTAGTAGAAGCAACACGCCCTACACTAAGTTTTGATCCGATGGTACTTGACGTATATAATTCAAAAGTATATTTGGCAGGTAAACACACTTGGGACACAGTAAACGTTACACTAAGAGATGATGTAAACGGTAATGTGCAAAAACTAGTTGGCGAACAACTACAGAAACAATTTGATTTCTTTGAACAGTCAAGTGCTGCTTCTGGCATTGATTATAAATTTACTCAAAGAATAGAAATATTAGATGGCGGTAATGGTGTGAATACTCCAAACGTTTTAGAAACATGGGAACTATATGGTTGTTTCTTAACAAACGTTGATTATGGAACACTTAACTATGCCAACAACGATGCTGTACAAGTTGCATTAACAATACAGTATGACAACGCAATTCAATCACCAATAGGAACAGGCGTAGGCTCAGCAGTTCCTAGAAACACAAGTACGTTAGTAACCGGTGGCGGAAGCTAAAATACTTTAGAGATTGCCTAATTAAAAAAGGAGCGTATGCTCCTTTTTTTTATGAGATAAATACAATATGGCCAGTTTTATAACAAATTATTTTGATAACTTTAGTAATGCTTTAGGAAATCCTAAAGGAAACCTAGGAGATTTTGCACATGCAAGTGCATTGTATATTAGGAATAATCTACGTCTTGCTCCCAAAGTTAAGTTTCTTTATCATGTAGTATTTGATGTAAATCGTACTGCATTATTAGAATTAGGTATATACGATCAATTACAAAAAAACGAATTTAATCTTTTAGTTGAATCAGCTTCAATGCCTTCGTATACTTTTGATACATCTACCTTGAATATGTATAATAGAAAAAAAGTTGTACAGACAAAGGTAAATTACGATCCTGTAGAATTTGTGTTCCATGATGATAATGCAGGACTTACAACATTGTTATGGGAAAGTTATTTTAGATGGTATTATCAAGATCCTAACTATGCAAACACTACTAGTAACGGACAACCTAACACAAGTGTTCCTTTGCCTTATAATAATTCTCCTGTTAATCATTACAAAGGCGAATTTGCAAATACATACAATCATGGTTTAGACAGAAGAAAATTTAATAACGTTCCTTTCTTTAATTCAATTACAATTAATCAATTGCATAGCACAAACGTAAACAATGTATATACTAGCATGACTTTAGTAAATCCATTAATAGAAACTTTTGCGCATGATAGAGTAGAACAAAGTGCAAGTAATTTTATGACTAATACTATGCGAGTTGCTTACGAATCTGTATTATATGGAAGAGGTACTACTAGTCAAGATAATCCTAGTGGATTTGCTAATCCATCTCATTACGATGTTACACCTAGTCCTTTGACTGTTGAAGGCGGCGGCGGACGAATCACTAATATATTTGGAAGAGGCGGCTTAGTAGATGGATTTACGTCAATATTTAGAGATATTGAAACAGGTAGATTTGACCTAGGAACCATTGCTACAATAAAAAATACAATAGAATTAGCCAATAATTTAGAGTTTGATAATGTTGGAGATATAATTAATAGTGCAGAAGGACAAGGAATTCAAGCTGGTATTTTAGATCAATTGATATTTGGAGCAATAAACTCAACATTCCCAAATTCAAATAGTAGTAGTGCAATTACAAATACAACTGTATCGAGCTACAGTTCACAAACATCTACTTTATCAAGAAGAGAGAGATTGAATGCATTACAAAATAATCAAGGCCTACTTGACGAAGTTAGTTTTCAAGTCTTTAGAGATGACGTAGGTACAAGCAATTCAGGAAATATTCAAGACATGAAAGATATATGGAATAGTTTAAGTCCTATAGGCAAAGAGCAATACTATCAAAGCGCATTGGATCAAGCATGAGTAGTGTAGAAAACATAAAACAAAAAGATAAAACACAAATCTTTTTTGATAATTATTTTAACAAACAAATTGAAGTTAGTGCAAATAAAGTAGATGCAACTGTTGGATTTTTTAAAGCTAGAGGATTTGAAGAACAGTCTGCTCTAAGTATAAGTGCTATATTAATAGAACAATCTATAAAAGATAAAGTTGATATATTTAAAGTATTAGATACATTAAAAGTATTTGATAAAGTTCAGTTAAGCGGTATAGTTGCAAAAATACTTAACAGTAATCGTAGTGCTTCAAGTTTATTAGGAATAAAAAGTGTTATAGAAACAACAACTATAGAAGCTAGAAATGTGGTATACTAATGCCTCGATTTGCTCAGGGAAAGTATGCACTAAAAAATCCTGACAAATATGTAGGAGGCAGAACACCTACATACAGAAGTAGTTGGGAATTCATGTTTATGAAATTTTGTGATACTAATCCTAGCATTAGTAAATGGGCAAGTGAATCTATCAAGATACCTTATAGAAATCCACTTAGTGGAAAATTTACAATTTACGTTCCTGATTTTTTTATTGTTTACACCGATAAAACTAGCAAAGAAAAAGTAGAACTTATCGAAGTAAAGCCTGCTAATCAAACACACAGAGAACAGTTAGGACGCAGCCGTGCTAATCAAGCTCACTATGTTGTTAACCAAGCAAAATGGGCAGCCGCTAGAGCTTGGTGTAAACAAAAAGGCATAGCATTTCGTATTATAAACGAGGGTGATATTTTTCACAAAGGCAAACGTAGATAAATAATACTAGCATATAATGGAATAATATTATGACCAAAAAACTAGAAGAATTATTAAATGTTGCTGATACAAAGCCTAAGGCTTCAAAAAAAGAAACAGCAATTATTGAACAGCAAGATACATTTAGAGATATAGAAGAGTTTGACAAAATTGCAGGTGCATTACCAGCTGTCAAGGGCCTCGGAGATATGGCAGATAAAGAGTTAAACGAAGTAGCAGAAAAAGCCATGGAAGCATACGACGATCTAATGGATTTAGGAATGAATGTAGAAGGCAGATATGCTGGTCGTGTATTTGAAGTTGCTGGAACTATGTTAAAAACTAATCTAGATGCAAAAGTAGCAAAATTAGATAAAAAATTAAAAATGGTCGAATTACAACTTAAAAAAGAAAAGATGGATAAAGATAGTGGACCAGGTACCGGCGACATAGTAAACGGTGACGGATATGTAGTAACAGATCGTAACAGTTTGTTACAAAAGCTAAAAGGCTTAAACACGGATGGTGATAGTTGAAAACAAGTTTACATTTGTACATATTCGAAAAACTGGAGGTACAAGTGTTAGAACATGGATCAAAACAAATTTTAAAAAACATACAAATGTTAATAACTGGCATATAACATTAGAAGAAGCAACTGCACAAGGATATAAAAACTTTGGATGGAAGTTTTGTGTAGTAAGAAATACATTTGATAGATTGTTTAGTCATTATAAATTTCAGAAAGATAGACATTATTTTAAATTACAATCGTTGGATTATAAGGATGACTGGGAAATATTAAAAACCCGCACTCATGTATTTGAACAAGATTTTGAATATTGGTATGATAGACAAATTGATAAAGGACATTATTTTACACAAATACAATATAGTCGTGATTGTGATCATATAATAAAATTTGAAAGACTGGCTAGTAATTTTAGATATATTCAATGGTTAACCAATTGTAATGATCCGTTGCCTTTTTTGAACAACACACCTTATAAACGATATAAAGACATGTACACGAATAGGTTAATTTCTAAAGTAAAAAAAGATTATGCCAAAGAACTTGAAATTTTTAAATATACTTTTTAATGATAAATACAATATAGAATTTAGGATACAATAATGAAAAGTTTTGCAGAACACTTGACTGAATCTAAAAAAACCTATCCATTTAAAGTGGGTGTTGCAGGGGAATTGCCCGAAGGGTTTGACAATAGATTAGAAACCATGTTAGAAAAATATGGTGTAATAAATATGACTCCGGGAAAGAAAACACCAATTCAAAAACGCCCGTTAGATTTTCCAAGATTGGAAAACGTAGATGTTACCTACTATGAAATCGAACTACAATATCCAACTACTGTGCAAGTTTTAGAAACATACTTAGAACAGAGTTGCGGAGTAGAAAAAGGCAAAGTTATTGTTCGCAATCCTAATGAGCCACAAGAACTTTATCAAGAAGAAAAAGAAGATGACGAATATGTAGCAAAACTTACACAAGAAGACATGGGTGGCGAAAGCGCACAAGAAGATGTCGGAGGTTCAAGAGTAATGGACTTGCTCAAAGAACTAGAAACTGCACGTAGAGAAAGAAAAGAAGATCCTACTGCTAATACTCCGCAAGGAGAAAGTAAAGATATCGGTGACTCTACAAACACTAAAAGTCCGATAGGAAGTTAAAATGTTAACAGATCAAGAAATAGAAATTATAAACGAAGAACAAAAAATGATAAATGAAGAAAAACAGCAACTAAATGAAGTTGCACCATTATTAGCATTTTTGTTTGGAATTTTTGCAAAAGCAGGGTATGATAGAGAAAAAGCTAGAAGAGCAGCAGAAGCAGCCGCTGGAGCAGCAGAACAACAAGCGCCCGGTGCATCTAACGCAGTTAATCAACAAGGACAACCTCAACGTCCAACTGGTATACTGAAAAACGGTAGAATAATTAGAACCGGAGATATGGTAAAAGAACTGCAAACATACTTAGGATTTCAAGGTGCGGATATAGACGGAAATTTTGGTCCTAAAACTGAACGTGCTGTTAGAACATTTCAACAAAATTCAGGAATAAAAGTAGACGGTATTGTTGGGCCAAATACAATTGAAAAAATACGCAGAATGGCTCAATCAGGAAATACACCAGCACCAAATCCAAGACCAGCACCACGTAACGGCGGTATTGCTCCAGGAACAACAACCGGTGGTCCAAGCCAACTAAGTCAGAGACAAGCAGGATTACTTGACAGTATTGAGGAGACTAACATGACAGAATCAATAAATGAAGAAATTACTATTACCGGAGACCCTGAATCGTTATTACGAATGATGAAACTAGCAGGTGCTACCGATGCAAAAGAAGTAGACGCAGGTGACATAAATCCAAATTTTGGTAGTTCATGTGGCAATCGTAACGGAGATCTTGCTAGAAGTATTGAACTAATGGCAGACGAGAATTGGGACAATTCACCGGATGAAGATGTTGCAGATTTTGATGCTAATCCGCCTTCGAATGATTTGAATAAATCAAAAACATCACATCCTCCAGCAGCAGGCGGCGATAATCCAATGGCGTTAGAAGATGAACTACGTGCTAAGTTAAGTGCAGCACTAGAAGAAAAGAAAAAGTAAACCAATTCCCCCCAGAACTCAATAGCGCCTAAGGGCGCTATTTTTTTGATTAAATACAGCATGAATTACTTAGTAAAGTCTCCTGGCCGAACAGGCAGCATTTTTATTGCACAATGGATAGCAAAGCATCAGGGTTGTATATATATTTCTACACACACTGATAACTTTTACGAACGTTTACATCAAGTATCCGTAGTAGAAAAACTACCTGTTGTAATACACGATCATTATGAGTTTGTTCCTTTGTTTCCAAGTAAATGGGTGTTAATACTTAGTGATAGACAAGATAAGTTTGATGGTATAATTAGTGCTATCATTGCAGAAAACACAGGCAATTGGGGTGCATACAATATTCCTTATCCTAAGAATATTACAATTGATTTTGAACAAGTTCAAGAAAAACATCGTGGTAGAAGAAATAAAACACAAAAAGATTCAATAGTTGCTGCAACATATTTTTGGCACAAAACTATGAGAATACACCAAGAAGATTTATCTCATAATTATTTGGCACCTAAATTACATTGGAATGAACCCACTAGTAGGACATCAAAATTTACTATGGGTGTACAAAAGAGTCCTTACAATAAACAAAAATATGTTACAAATTATACTGAATTAAAAAAACAATATATTAATTGGACAAGATTAAGTTAGATAAGTATTATTATGTCAAAAAGTTTAGATGGTGTATTAACTAAAAAAGCTAACAAGCAAGAAACGTACACAGAAACACAAATTGAAGATTTAATGAAATGCATGGATCCTGATACAGGTTACTTGCATTTTGCAAAAAACTTTGCCCACATACAGCATCCTGTACAAGGTAAGTTGTTGTTTGATCCGTTTGATTATCAATTAGGGTTAATGCACAGTTATCATAACTATCGCTTCAACATTAATATGATGCCTAGACAAACAGGCAAGACCACATGTGCTAGTATCTACCTTGCTTGGTATGCTATGTTTATTTCAGATCAAACTATACTTATTGCAGCACACAAGTACACAGGTGCACAGGAAATTATGCAGCGTATACGATATGTATACGAGCTTTGCCCTGATCATATACGTGCAGGTGTTACAAGTTATAACAAAGGTAGTATTGAGTTTGAAAATGGTTCACGTATTATTAGTCAAACAACTACAGGCACTACTGGTCGTGGTTTATCTATCTCGCTACTATACTGTGACGAGTTTGCATTTGTTCAACCCAACATTGCAGAAGAGTTTTGGACATCAATATCACCTACACTAGCAACAGGTGGTCGTGCTATTATTACTAGTACACCTAACTCGGACGAAGATACATTTGCTACTATTTGGAAACAAGCAGAAGATAAGTTTGACGAGTACGGTAATGAAAGCGAAGTTGGTATTAATGGATTTCATAGTTTTATTGCACAATGGGACGAACACCCGGATAGAGACGAAGCATGGAAAGCTGAAGAAATTGGTCGCATAGGTGAAGAAAAATTTCGTAGAGAATACGGCTGTGAGTTTTTAATATTCGATGAAACATTAATTAATAGTTTGAAGTTGAGTGTAATGGAGGGTATAAATCCAATTATCAACATGGGACAAGTTCGTTGGTATAAAAAAATAGACCCAGCTAAGAGTTATGTTATTGGATTAGATCCTAGTATGGGTACAGGCGGAGACAATGCTGCAATACAAATTGTCGAACTTCCTACATACGAACAAGTAGGTGAATGGCAACACAACCTTACTGCTATACCCGGACAAGTTAGAGTGCTAAAAGATATTTGTGCCTATATCTCTACAGAATGTAAAACAGATAACAATATATATTGGAGTGTAGAAAACAATGGTATCGGTGAAGCATGTTTGCTAGTAATAAATGATTTTGGAGAAGAAAACATACCAGGATTGTTTATAAGCGAACCTATGAAAAAAGGACATGTTCGTAAATTTAGAAAAGGATTTAACACTACACACAGTAGCAAAACTACTGCATGTGCTAGGCTTAAGACTATGATAGAGAATGATAAGTTTATTGTTCGTAGTAAACCCTTGCTTACAGAACTAAAAAACTTTGTTGCTGCCGGTAGTAGTTTCCAAGCTAAATCAGGAAAATCTGATGATTTAATTAGTGCAACACTTTTAACTTTACGAATGATGAGCGTAATGAAAGATTGGGATGTCACAGTTTATAACACTTTTAGTCAAATTGACCACGAAGAGGACTACGAAATGCCAATGCCGATCTTTGTAAGCAGTAACTATTGATAAATACTTTATAATGAAAAACTTGAATAAAATAGCAAAAGAACTCTTTAATCAAATACGTAGCCGTTTTAGTGATGTGACTATAGGCAACGAAGAAGCCGATGTGACAAACGAACCAGAGACAGCAAGATATTTTGATTTTATGTATAGCGAAAACGATGAACAAATTGGAAATGTAAGCGTTAGCTTAGATGAAGAAGAAGGCTTAGTTGTTATGTTTAGTAACAATTTTGGCGAAGGTGTAAGCAACTTTCAAAAAGATAGTTGGTACAGTTTTCTAAAAGAACTAAGAGTGTTTGCTAAAAAACGACTTCTAAATTTTGAGGTAAGAGATATTAACAAGTCAAGTTTACAAAGAAGAGATTATAAATCACTAGCTAAAAATCGTAGCGGAGAAAAAACGATGTCCGAATCTAAAATGTATGGAACACATAAGACCAGTTTTCAAAAAATTGGCAATGCAAAGTTAGCAATCAAACATGTTGGCTCACTAGCAGAAGATGAAAAAAGAACGAAAAAAATTGGTTCTATTTTTATTGAAAACTCAGAAGGTGAAAAATTTAAATATCCTTTCAAACATCTTGCAGGTGCAAGAGCAATGGCGGTTCATGTTAGTGAAGGTGGTCATCCATTTGACGACTTTGGCAAACATATTACAAGCATGAGTGAAGAACTTTCAAATCTCCGCAAGTTCAAAACATACATGGGTCGTAGTAGTGTAATGGCAGAAAGTTTAGCCGAGCACATAGGTACAGTTAACGAGCGTATGAAAACAGTAAGAAAAACTATACAAAGTTTACAGAAACCATCTTTATACGCCGAAGCAATAGAAAATTTTGTTGCTGAAGAAGCGATTGATGTTCCAAGCGATGTAGCAGAAAACTGGATTGATCAATTGACTGTAAAACAGTTTAATGAAGAATTAAAAGATGTATTTCCATATATCTACAAGTTAGTAAGCGAAAGCACAAAAGCTAACGAGCTTACATTTGAAGATATATTTACAGAGGACGATGTACGCACTGAAGTACGCCCAGGTGAAAAAGATCTTATTATGCTAGGCAGACGCTTTAGTGTTCCAAGCGAAAGAATGCAAGACTTTATAGGAGACATGATCGAAGTTAACGGACTCGACGATGCATCATTAATTGGTGTAGATGAAGTGATTGTTCCTTCTTCTTATGCTGGTATTCAAATTGGCGCATCACCGACCACACCAGGAGCAACACGCGGTATTGATCCAAAAGACAACTATAGTAAAGCTGACTTTGATAGACTTGTAAATCAAAGCACATATGAAGAAGCTATGGAATCTTTAATGGGTCAGTTTGCAGAAGGAAAACGTTGGAAGCAAACTTCAATGAGTCCAAAAGATGCAATAGAAAAGTTTGGCAAAAACAATGTAAAAATCAAAAAAGGTGGTCTAAACAACGGCGACGATATGATTGAAATCTTTGTTGAAGATAACACCGATGAAGGCAATGCGTATGCACACAAAGTACGTCAAGCAAAAATGAACGGCAAGAAAAAAGGCGACAAGATTGATGGTCCGGCCGGTGATGAGATTACACTTGAAAAAGATCAAAAAATTCCGTTAGGTGAATTTATCTTAAGTTACTTTGATAGAGAAAATGGGCAATTTCCAAAAGGCGAAACGGCAGTACTCACTATGGTAGAAAAAGAGTATGGAGAACAATACATTAAGCCGGCACAACAGTTCATAGAACAAGTAAACAACAAAATCAAAGAAGTAATGGGCTACAAAGATAATGATGTAGAAGAAGGAAAAGTAGGCACTGCAATGCAAAAGTTTGGACAACTTAGACCAGGCGGAAGTCAAGGCAAAGGTGCAGCAGCCGGATACATGAGTTATATCTACGATATGAAAGATGCCATGGCTGTTGCAAGCAAACTTAGAGGCAGTGGTAAAAAAATAGAAACTGGAAATAAAGCAGCATATGAAGGAAACTATGCAAATGATTATGCAAACTATACTTGGAATTTGTATCAGTATTTAGAAAAAATTACAGACGGGTTTGATGCTGCTAAAATGACACCGCAACTAAAATCAGGTATTGATCAAATGATGACTGTAAGAGGTGCTGCTAAAAAAGTAGAGCATTCTGATCCAAACAACGGAAGGGTGGCTAATCAAGCTGTAGAAGCACTTTATGGCGTAATACTAGGTATAAGAGAACTTGCAAGCAAAAATAATATGTTTGTAGATAGCGAAAACTTAGAACGTATGAAAAACTTAGCAGGCGTGTAAATGCGCTTTGCTGAAATACACAACAAAAAATTAGACGAAGCTTTTCCTCTTCTTGTACCAGCAATTGGATTTTTATTCAAAGCAGGTATGGCTGCTTGGACAATTTATGAAGTATATAAATTATATAAAGAAGTAACATCATTATTTAGAGCATACAAAAGCGGCTACATCGAGTTAGATGAAGTAGCATCAAAATTTGGAAAAGCAGCAGCAATAGCAATGGCCGAGTTTGTAGCTGTTATATTAGGTGTAAAACTAATTAAAGAAAGCGGCAAATTAATAATAAAAGGCGTACAAAAAACCAACGTAGATTTATCTTTTAATCAATTTAAAAGAGCGTGGTTAGAATATAAACAAAAAACTGCCCAAGCAGCTTAACCTAAAATAAACCAAGCAGCTTAACCTAAAATAAATACCCATATGAATAGATTGTATATTTACGGAGATAGTTATGCTGATCCCGAACATAGATACGGAGCAGCTGGCGAATACCAGTGGGTAAAAGAATTAGAAAAAAAATTCAAGGTACATAATTTTTCAGTTAAAGGCACTAGTCCTATGTACATGCTTGATAAATTTAAAGGCACAATTGAAGGATCTGATCCTGCAATACTAAAACAAAGCAATTGTTTATTCTTAATGTCTCATACTGGGCGTAAACATTGGAAATTTTTAAAACCATATCAACACTATCTTTTGCCAAGAATAATTAGTAACGATTGTACAAATCTTGATCCTCAAGTTGCAAGAGAAGTTAGAAAACTAAGAATGCATGCCAATTTTTTAAAGCAAGCACACAAGATGGACGGTGACACTGATGAGTTAAAAATACTGGCAATTTTTTCTACTGTTCAAACACTAAGTAAATTTTTTAATAAAACAATTTTTTGGCCTATATTTCAACCCTTACCAGAATACACCAATATGTACAATAACAAACAATTTCAAGTAGTGGCAAAATGTCTTGTAGACATTAGTATAGAAGAAAATAAAGATGATAAACTAAAAAATAATCATATAGATGTTGTAAACCACCAAGTTATGTTAGGACAAATAGAAAGGTGGATGAACAAACATCATAATATCAATACAGATATGTTTAGAAAGAATGTACTATGAGTAAGAAACTTTGGATATTTGGCGATAGCTATGGAGAACCTTCTAACACACAAGGGTGGCAATGGCCAAAAGAAATACGTAGAATATTTGAAGTAGAGAATCATGCAATTACCGGTTGCGGTCCTGCAACACAACTGCAATTATTATACGACAAAGTAAAAGATTACGAACCTGAAAATCTTGCAGATATTAATTTATTATTTTTTATTAGTGATCCAATGAGAAAACCGTACAATTTTTATAAAACTCCATTTCATCAAACATACATAAAAACGTTGATATGTGATCTAGAACGCAAGGCCCAATGGAGAATGCTTGACGAATTTAAAGATTATCACCAGTACAATAAGTATATTAAAAAAGATTTAATTTTTAACGACATTGATATAGAATTAGAAGTTTTAAAATATGTAAGTACACTAAAACTATTAAGTAAACATTTTCAAAACACATTAGTCTATACTAACTTTAACGAATTAGATAACGAGATAGTCGAATGCAACGATACAAAGTTTTGTTTTGTAAACAGTAGCTTAATTAATGTTGATGAACACGATAATGCTAATTTGCCTAATCATATGTGCGAGTCTAATCATAAAATAATGTACGGACAACTTGCATCGTTTTTCCTCAAAGGCACTCAACCAAATATCAATAAATTTTTAAATGTAAGTAGCAGTAGTAAAAAAAATAAAAAAACACTTGACAACGATAAATAAATTGTGTAGTATAGTAACTGTGCTACTACACATTAAAGGCACAACAAGAAACGTAGCAATGTAGCTACAAATATCATAGGCACTATTAGGAGGCATTAAACTATGGCATCATTAGCAGAAATCCGAGCGAAGCTCAAAGAACAAGAAGCAAACACAGGCGGCAATCGTTCGTCAGGTGGAGGCGACAACAGCATTTACCCATTTTGGAATATGAAAGAAGGCGAACAGTCAACTATTCGTTTCTTACCTGATGGCGATGCAGATAACACTTTCTTTTGGAAAGAACGTTTAGTTATCAAATTACCATTTGCTGGTATTAAAGGTGAGACAGATTCACGTCCAGTACAAGTACAAGTTCCATGTATGGAAATGTATGGTGAGAGTTGTCCAATCCTAGCAGAAGTACGTGGTTGGTTTAAAGACGCAAGTCTAGAAGACATGGGTCGTAAATACTGGAAGAAGCGTTCGTACATCTTCCAAGGCTTTGTAACAGATAATCCACTGACAGACGATACTACACCTGAGAATCCAATTCGTAGGTTTATTATTGGTCCACAAATTTTCCAATTGATTAAAGCGGCTCTTATGGATCCGGATATGGAAGAACTACCAACAGATTATACTGCTGGTGTAGACTTCCGTTTGTCAAAAGGATCAAAAGGTGGATACGCAGACTATGGCGCAAGTAATTGGGCACGTAGAGAGCGTCCATTAAGTGATCAGGAAATGGCAGCAGTTAATACAAACGGGCTGTTTAACCTTAATGACTTCCTGCCTAAAAAGCCAGACGAAACAGCACTCAGAGTACTTACTGAGATGTTTGAAGCAAGTGTAGACGGTGAAGCATATGATCCAGAACGTTGGAGCAATTACTTCCGTCCTGCAGGTATGGCAGCACGTACAGGTGATCCACAAAATAGAGCACCAGCACCAGCACCAGCACCAGCAGCACCAGCAGCACCAGTAGCCGAAGCTACAACTGATACAGGTTGGCAAGATCCTGCTCCGGTAGCACCGGCAGTAGAAGCAGCACCAGCAGAAGGTGGCGCACAAGACATTTTAGCAATGATCAGAGCACGTCAAGGTTAATTAACTTTAGTGGGGGAGCAATCCCCCATTACGCTTTTTAGATAGGAGAAAACATGGCTACTAAATCATTCGATCCTTCAAAGTTTCGAAATAGTTTAACTAAATCAATTAAAGGTATGAGCGCAGGCTTTAATGATCCGCAAGACTGGATTAGCACAGGCAACTTTGCACTTAACTACCTACTGAGCGGAGACTTTCAAAAAGGTATTCCACTTGGTAAAGTATCAGTATTTGCCGGAGAGTCCGGTGCTGGTAAATCATATATTGTAAGCGGCAACATTGTTAAGGCAGCACAAGAACAAGGCATTTTTGTTGTTCTTATTGATAGCGAAAATGCACTTGACGAAAGTTGGTTACAAGCACTTGGCGTCGAAACAACTGACGACAAAATACTAAAACTAAACATGGCAATGATTGACGATGTTGCTAAAACTATTAGTACATTTATGGATGACTATCGTAGTATGAACGAAGAAGATCGTCCTAAGGTGTTGTTTGTAGTTGACTCATTAGGCATGCTTATGTCACCAACTGAAGTTAGTCAGTTTGAAGCAGGTGATATGAAAGGTGACTTTGGTCGCAAAGCAAAGGCACTAAAAGCACTAGTAACTAACTGTGTTAATATGTTTGGTAGTTACAATGTAGGTATGTGCGTTACTAACCACACATATGCATCTCAGGATATGTTTGATCCAGATGACAAGATCTCAGGTGGTTCAGGCTTTGTGTATGCGAGTTCAATGGTTGTTGCTATGAAGAAACTTAAACTTAAAGTAGATGCAGACGGCAACAAAACATCACAAGTACATGGTATTAGAGCAGCGTGTAAGGTAATGAAAACACGTTACGCTAAACCCTTTGAAGGTGTACAAGTTGAGATTCCATATGAAACAGGCATGAATCCGTATTCCGGTATGTTTGATTTATTGGAAGGCAAAGGCTTGCTTGAGAAACAAGGCAATCGCTACAAGTACATTGATAGTAATGGCGAAGAAACACTTGAATATCGTAAGAAATGGACAGGTGAACTACTCGAAATGGTTATGGCAGATTTACCAGCAAAAGAAGAACAAATGGTAAATATCGCTAACGCAACCGAAGAAGTTGTGGATCATGACGAGGAGCCAATGATCGATGAACGATGAGCAAATAGTAGATGTTTGGAATCTCTTCAAAAACTATTTAGATAAAAAACATATTGAAACAGCAGCAGAAAGGTTTGTTGACTTGTTAGCAGACTATGGGGTTGATGATATTACGTTTAAAGAATGCTTAGGATCTGAAAATAATTTAGATCAAGCAATATCATATTATCTAGATGACGATGTTGACGAGGACAATTATAACGACGAATGGGATGACTGATGGGTTGGTATAGTGAAGTATCACGTGACATATCTAAGATACCCGAGGCGGTTGCACACTTTGAACATGAACTAGGAATTGCTCGTAATGAGTGTAAACTTGTAGGTAATGTTGAACGTGCTGCTGCACAAATGCCAGGCATTGTTGAATACCGTTTTAATCAGCTACAAGAAATTGAAGCAATCCTAAACTACTTAAATATCGAACTGCGTAGATTGCGCAGTTCGTTTTTCAAGAAATATTTAGAAAACTACCAGCGAGCTCTGTCAAGCCGTGACGTTGAAAAATACGTTGACGGTGAGGCAGACGTTTGCGACTACGAAAAGATTATCAACGACTTTGCACTTATGCGTAATAAATGGCTAGGTGTTCTCAAAGCACTTGATCAGAAGCAATGGCAAATTACTAATATTGTTAAATTACGTGTTGCTGGAATGGAAGATGCGACATTATGATAGACTTTACTGAAACAAGAGGTAATTATATTTGGCCAAAAACCGATACAAGATGTTATAATTACATGATGACACATTTTGATTTGCCAGAGCAAATTTGTAAGTTTGTACCTGATAAAAAAGTTTGTGTTCAAGCTGGCGGAAACATGGGTGTGTATACTAAAATGTATGCTGAAAAATTTCAGCATGTATATACGTTTGAACCCGAGCCTTTAAACTTTTACTGTTTAAATCAAAATGTTACTGAACCAAATGTATTTAAATATCAAAGTTGTATCGGTAAAGATCGCAAATTAGTAAATTTAAAAATAAAAGAAGCTAACAGAGGTAAAACTCATGTAAGCAAAACAGGATTTATTCCAACCTTGCAGATTGATGACTTGGGATTAAATGTGTGTAGTCTAATACATTTAGACATCGAAGGGTTTGAATTATTTGCATTACAAGGTGCAATACAAACCATACGAACATGTAAGCCAGTTGTTGTAGTAGAATATTTTGAAAAAAATGCTGTACGTTATGGATGGACATTAGAACAATTAGAATCATTATTAAAACAGCACGGTTACAAGTTTGAGCATAATATTGAGGAAGAAAGGATTTATATTCCTGCATGAAGAAAGCCAAACATTTAATTCCTGCTTACATTATTAGATTAGAAAATAACAAACATTCACGTAATATGGCGTATGAGTGCAAAGTTGCAGCAGAAGCTAATGGTATAACAGCACAGTACTTTCAAGCAATTGATGGCAAAAATGCAAACGACGAATATATTAAATCAGGCGTACCAAGGCCTCCTAAAGCAATCAAAAAAGGTAGAGCAGGTGTGCTTGGTTGTTTCTTTAGTCATTATTATCTTTGGGACAAATGTGCTAAACTTAATCGACCTATAATTATACTAGAGCATGATGGATTTTTTATACGACCTTTGCCAGATAATATATTAGAACAATTTGACGATATATTAAAATTAGATCGCTATGATCCTTACAGTAAAGAATATAATCAAACAGTTGACAAATCTATAAAAAGCAAATTACGTGTAATTGACTATAAAAATCCAGCACCAAAGAATACATTAAAAATTGGAACTGGTGCAGAATACTTTAAAGGTGCTTATAGTTACATTATAAAGCCACATGCAGCAAAAAAATTAATACATTGGATTAAAATGAATAGGCACGGAAAAGGACATAGGCCTGCAGACCAACAAATTGGCAGCGGCATAAACAGATTGCAGACTACCGAATGCACTGTTGCAAGATTACATCCTTTTTATTCTTTAGGTGATAATATAAAAACAGAAAGCCTTACAAGAAATTACCACTGATATTTGAACATATCAAAATCTTTTTCATAAACATGATCTATGCGTTTTCTTAATTTGCTAGATACAATATTATGATAATGTAATTTGTGATTATCTGATTTATTATATTTTGTTTTAGGCATATCTATATTTGCAAATAATGGCATTGAGTTTATATATTTTATATCTTCAAATCTTATAACTTGAACTGTTTCATCTATCCATTCTGTTTGATTATTATAGCAACCAAACCATGTACCTTCCCAATTATTGTTTGAATACGCATCAAACCAATAATCAATTCCTTTTTTTGTTGCTTCAATTTCTTCTATTGTGCTAATCTTTCCAGTTTCAATTTTTCTTTTTCTAAAATTAAAATAACTACAAACTCTATCGTATGGATTTCTTACAATTGAAAATACATGATATTTGCTTGTATCAACTAGTTGTTTTGCATGATGTATTGTGCTATGATAATTGTCAGTTTCGGTATCGTTGTTAGGTATAAGTTCTATGTCATATTTTGATGATAATGCATTTGTAATACTACGCCCGGCAGTCTTAGGTATATGTATAAAAATATAAGGTGTCGGGGTTTTGTATATATAATAACTCATAAAAGTATTTATTAATTATATACGCATATAAATATCAGTATGAAAACTGTTTTGGTCACAGGTGGATTTGACCCACTACATTCTGGACATATAGAATATTTTAAAGCTGCTAAAAAATTAGGAGATACCTTAGTTGTAGGTGTAAACAGCGATACCTGGCTTACTCGTAAAAAAGGTAGACCGTTCATGCCTTTTGCAGAAAGGTGTGCAATAATCAAGGAATTAGCTGTTGTAGATAAAGTTATTGGATTTGACGATAGTAACGATAGTGCTGATATGGCTATAGGAAATATTTTACAAACTACAACAGATAAACTTATAGTTGCTAATGGCGGCGATAGAATAGACGGTAATGTAAAAGAGCAAAATACATATGGCGATCATAATAGCGTAGAATTTGTTTTTGGAGTTGGTGGCGAAGATAAAAAGAATTCAAGTAGTTGGATATTAGAAAATTGGGAAAAGCCTGTAACTAAACGTACATGGGGTGAGTACAAAATTTTAGATCGTAACGGCGCATGGCAAGTAAAGGAACTTACGTTTGCAGAAGGACAAGCACTTAGCGATCAACGACATTTTAAACGCAGTGAACACTGGCATGTTGTAGACGGTGTAATCAATATGTTTCTTGAAGATAAACAAGGTAATCAAACTACTACATTATTAACACCGGGTGATAGTATTGATATTCCAACTGGATGGTGGCATAAGGCTATAAATTTAGATAATAAAGATGCTAAGGTTATTGAAGTTTGGATGGGTAACAATCTAACCGAAGAAGATATAGAAAGACGTGATTAATGGACAGAGTGATTATTAATTACAAACCTTGGAAGTATCTAGAAATTGAAAACTTTCTACCTCCGAAACAATTAAAATATGTTAAAAACATGTTTGACCATATTACAGATAATAATCGACGTATAATTATAAATGATCCAAATTTAGAAAAGTTTGCAAACTCTATATATCCTAGGTTATGTAATTTTTTAAATAGAGGCTATTTTCAAAAATGCGATATGTTATATCAATATAATAATTTTGATAACGCATCGTCAAATATACATGTTGATCAAAAATACAAACATATGACAGTTGTTTGTCAATTATCACCAGAAGCAAACGGAACAGCAATATATAATGCTAATAAAGAATATGTAAGAACAACTGATTGGAAATACAACAATGCAGTTGTTTTACCTAACCACAAAGATAACTGGCATGATGTACACACGTACAGTAATCAACAAAGAATGACATTAAATATTATCTATTGTAAATTAGGTTTAATACCAGAGGAAGTAAAAAAGGAATACGAAAATGGATGAAAAACAGGAACCACTGAGAATATATGTAGGCTGGGATAGTCGCGAAGATCTTGCCTATCAAGTATGTAAAGAAAGCATAGAATACCATGCCAGTGTTCCAGTAAGAATTATTCCTTTAAAGCAAAAACATTTACGCAGAGATGGATTTTATTCAAGAAACATAGATAAACTTGCGAGCACTGAATTTACATTTACAAGATTCCTTGTTCCCGAACTTGCTGAATTTAAAGGATGGGCGTTGTTTATAGATTGCGATTTTGTTTTTCTAGATGATGTCAAAAAACTATTTGATCAAGCAGATCCAAAATATGCAGTAATGTGTGCCCAGCATGATTATACACCAAAAGAAACAGTAAAAATGGACGGCAAAGTTCAACATATGTATCCAAGAAAAAATTGGAGTAGTATGATGTTGTTTAATTGCGGTCATCATCATACTCAAAAATTAACCAAGCATGTTGTAAATAATGAAACAAACGATGGTGCATATTTTCATAGACTAACATGGGCACCTGATAAATGGGTAGGTAAATTATCTCATGAATGGAATTGGTTAGTTGGATGGTATAAAGAACCAGAGGACGGTACTCCATCTGCATTACATTATACAGAAGGCGGCCCTTGGTTTGAACAATATAAAGATTGTGAATATTCAACTGAATATTATAGATATGAAAGATTGTATCATCAAAGGCATATTTCAGAATTGTATCAAACAATTCAGCACATGCGAAACGCAGATAAAAATGTTAATGACCTAAGTTTACCAGGTCCAAAAAAAAAATTAGTTGAAAATTTTCTTAAAGTAGGAATAGACGATACTGGAGATATATACGGAACTAAAGAAGAATTCTTAGAAATATGGAAGGCACATGATACAGCAATGAGTAATAAAGTAGCAACTATCGAAAGCGACGGCGGAATAAATTATAGATCAAAAGGTCACAAATACGACACATATCTTGAAGCATTTGCAACGGGTTCTTTTGGTACTATTAGTACTTGGGAAAAACAAAAAGATAAAAAAACTCCATTGATTATACGAGGGTTAGGCGGTAGTAGTAGAAAAGCCATTCAGCATTGTATTAACCATAATCGTCCATATTATGCAATAGATACAGGTTATATTCAACCTGTAGGTATGCGTAAAAAAATGTACCACAGAGTTACAAGAAACAATCTACAAAACTTACAGCTAATACAAAAACGTCCAAAGGATAGATTAGCAAAACTAGGGTATACTTACAAAAAATTTACACCAGGTAAAAAAATATTAATTTGCCCTCCTAGTCAAAAAGTAATGGCTATGTTTGACCAACCCGATCCCAAAACTTGGACAGAAAACGTAATTGCTGAATTAAAGAAACACACCGATAGGCCTATAGAAGTACGACTAAAACCAGACAGAGCCGATAGAGTAACCATAAACACAATGGAACAGGCATTATCCGACGATGTACATTGTATGGTAACTTACAACAGTATTGCAGCAGTAGAAGCTATTTTACTAGGAAAGCCTGCAATTGCATTAGGACCTAACGCAGCTTCAACGTTGTGTAATAGTAACTTAGACGAAGTTGAAAATTTAAATTATCCTGAAAAAGATTTAGTTGTAAAATTTGCATGTCATTTAAGTTATTGTCAATTTACCGAAGGTGAAATGCGTAGCGGGTTTGCATGGAACATAGTCAACGAATGAAAGTAGTTAGTTATTTAAATGTAATACCTGCAAAAAATAAAAGTCAAGAAAAAACAGATATATTACATAATTTTGTTGAAGGTGTTCGTATAAGAAATGATGAAGGATTAATACAGAACGAGCCTAGGATTGTTGACTGCGATGTAGCAGTAATACAAGGATGGACACATAGTAAAGGCAAAACTGGTACGCATTTACAATTACGTGAAAAGATTATCAAACATCAAATACAATCAGGAAAATATGTATGCACAGCAGATAGTAACTTGTTTTTGTATGCAAATAGTAGTAACAAGCCTCATCATTATCTCCGATATAGTTTTAATGGTGTATTTCCTAATACAGGTATATATTTTGACGATAACATTGATCCAAATCGCTGGCAACAAATATCGCATCATTTACATATTGCACCACAAGCTAAGTTATCTAAAGGAAAATATATATTACTTTGCTGTCAGCGCAACGGCGGCTGGAGTATGGATGGCATAGACGTAGTAGATTGGGTAGTACGCACTGTACAGAAAATTAGAGAATACAGCGACAGACCAATTGTTGTAAGAGGCCATCCCGGTGATAAGGCTGCACAAACTTATCTATATCATCGTTATAATAGAATTAGTAAATTACCAGGAGTAAAAGTAACTCCGTTCGGCAGACCATTAGAAGATGATTTACATAAATGTTGGGCTGTTGTAAATCATAACAGTAGTAGTATTGTAGGTCCTATTATCAAAGGCTATCCTGCATATATAACTGATTCTCATAGAAGTCAGTGTGCAGAAGTAGCACACCATGGATTCAAAAACATTGAAAGTCCTCAACAGTTTGATAGAGAAAAATGGCTACAACGTATTAGTATGTTTCATTGGAATTTCGAGGAATTACGTAGCGGTAAAGCATGGGCACATATGAGAAATTATGTCCAATAACTTTCGCTTCTTGGTTTTATTAAATCTCTAGGTTTTGCACTTTTACCTAATTCTTTTCTGTCACCTTTTAAATGATCAAAGTATTTTCCCAAGTCGCTGTTTATAAAAGGATGTCCTTCGCCGTTTACTAATCCAGCACTTATATTATAGAATCTTTCTCTTGGCCATTTTTCTTGTACAATTTTTCTTACTTCTTCAAAAACAAAACTATCGTGCCATTCTTCCATTTGAAATATTCCATCTTCGGCATTTTCATATACATATTCAAATTCGTGTAGAAAGTTTTTTCCTGCCTTTGTTTTTAAATTAATTCCATAAAAGCCACATTCGGGCCATTTCTTGCCTCTGCCTAAATAACTCATCCAAGCATTGTCTGGTGTAAAATTTTCAAACTGTTTAAGGCTTATTGGACTGTGTACATATGTATCAGCGTCTAACCAAACAATCCAATCAGTCTCACATCTTTTTGCTGCATCAAATACAGCATAAACTTTGTTTGCAAATCTAATTGCATTCCATTTAAAATCTTTATGCCAGTCTTTGGGTCTGCGTTTTTTTATTTCATCAGGCGGCATGCCGTTAGCTTTGGGCACATCTTTCCAACGTTCTTTAAATGACATTAATTTTGGCAAATGATCTTTTTGATCTAAAATTTCTATACGAGGATCGTTGGTTGTAGGAGTACAATTTTCTGTATACAAATATAATTTTATATTCTTATCTACTCGATTACTAAAACTATCAACAAAACGTTGACCATATAGATCTAATACAGGTTGATGAAATGTTGATACTACAGAAATTTTTGACACATTAATATCCTTGTTAAATATATTACATGGTATTTAACAATGAGATTTAGTTTATTCAAACAATATGGTGCATTAAACAGTAGACCAATATTCGATGCTTTTGAATATAGTCTAAAACAAGCTGGACATATAATCGAAGAAGATAGTATGCACAGCGATGTTGCTGTTATATGGAGTGTGTTGTTTAACGGACGTATGACTGGGAACAAACCTATATGGGACTACTATACTAAAACAGGACGTAAAGTTATTGTACTAGAAGTCGGTGGAATAAAACGAGGAACAACTTGGAAGGTAGGATTAAATGGAATCAACAGAAGTGCTTACTTTGGTGACAAAGACAATGATAGGGCTAGGGCTGATAGCTTGGGATTGGTTTGTAAACCTTGGAGATCCAACGGCAATTTTATTTTAATATGTGGACAACATGATAAAAGTTTGCAATGGCGTGATATGCCACGTATGAGCAATTGGTTCTTAAATACATACGATGAAATACGCAAACATACAGACCGTCCAATTATATTTCGTCCGCATCCACGCTGTAGACTAGAACACATCGAGCGTGGACTTAGGCACGTAACAAGACAGGAGCCTCGACATGTTAACGGCACTTATGATTCTTTTGATATGGGGTTTGATAATATACATTGCACTATCAGTTACAGTAGCAATCCTGGGATACATAGTGTCATCGAAGGCGTTCCTGCTTTTGTTAGTACTCATAGCATTGCTTATGATGTGGCCAATGACATAGACTTCCTACACGATATTGAAGATCCTCTAACACCAGATAGAACACAATGGCTAAACGATTATGCATGGACAGAGTTTACTGTTGAAGAAATATCTGCTGGCTTACCACTGAAGAGATTGACACCTGCCCTATAAAGTGTTATAGTACTACTATGACATATATTGAAGATTACCTTGAATACATTTGCAACAATCAACTTGATTCTTTACAATCTAATAATAATATATACTTTAGTATATACAAACAGACAGTACGAGGTGTAGGAATTACTGATAGACAATATGCTCTTGTCTTAAAAAAGATACAGGAGTATTTGGATGTACAGGATCTTCCTACCCGTATTCCGTTACGACACATTGATAGAAGCAAATATGTTAAAATTGTAGACAATAGTCATATGACAGAGTACTGGGATGTGCTCGATCAATCCAAAAGCAATTGGCAATGGATTAAAATTAGATTTCCGTTTAGCAAAAAAGATATACTCAAAATAGAAAAAATAAATCGATATACAAACGGAAAAGAATACTATCATCAGAAAGGATCACACGAACATTATTATAAACTTACTGGTGCTAATGTACGCCGTATAACACAGGCATTTGACACGTTTGAGTTTGACGAACAAGTAAAAAAATATAAAGACGAAGTAGATGATGTAATAACTCGCACCAATGAAATTATAAATGATTTGCCTACACCGCAAACAGATTTTAATGATATTCAAAAATACGATAGGCGTTTTAGATTAGGACTTGTAAATTTGTCAAAACCATTTACTAATAATTTATTATTAGACCAAGTAATTGACAGAAATGATCATTATTTTAATGTTCCAGAATCATCAAATAATATAAACAATATTGTTGAAATATTAATTGAACTTGATAGATTTCCGTTACTAGTATTAATCAACAAAGATAATAGTTATCAAGAATTAAGTAGTTTTTATAATGCAATAAAATATGTTGTGCCTAGCGAAAAACAAAGTGTATTATTTAGAGTAACAGATCCAAATAGTGAAGAAAATGTTAACAGTTTTGTACGACATAACAATCTTAACAATTGGGTTGACAAAGAAACAAAAATCGTGTATATTAGTAAAGATAAGTTACCGAAGGTATTGTTTACAAGTGAGTTTAGACCTATAACTAGTTTTAGCAAAACAAATTCTAAGAATCAACAGTTAGTTGATCTTTATATTAACCATTGCTGTGATTTAAATTTATCACTAGATAATGAATTTTGGGGTAACAGTTATCAAAGATATATTAAAGGAAGATTTTAAAGATGCCAACGTGCAAACTTATAATCGAAGATGAAGTAAACATTAAGATCGAAGGACTTGATGTTGATGTACGGCGGAAGTTATCAAATGCTCTCAAGTTTGATGTTCCATATGCACGTTATATGCCACAGTATAAACTAGGACGCTGGGATGGCAAAGTTGCATTCTTTGGCATTGGCGGCACGGGCTACGTTAATCATCTTGATGTAGTTACACAAGTGCTTGCAAAAAACAATGTACAAATAGTTGACATTGAAGATAGGAGACATCCTATTGACTTAAACTTTCCACAAGTATCAGAACGTTATTGGGCAGACCAGGGAGTGTGTTGGCCTAAAGGACACCCAGCAGAAGGTGAAGAAATTATTCTGCGAGATTACCAAGTTGAAGCAATCAATAACTTTGCTAACAACCCACAGAGTCTACAGCAAATTGCAACAGGCGCAGGCAAAACTATTACTACTGCTACACTATCACACATGAGTGAAAAGTATGGACGTAGTTTGGTCATTGTTCCTAACAAGAGCCTAGTAGAGCAAACTGAAGAAGACTATATTAACTGTGGGTTGGATGTAGGGGTGTACTTCGGCGACAGGAAACAATTAGGTAAGACTCATACAATATGCACTTGGCAATCCTTAAATATTTTGGACAAGAAGCATAAGGACGGATCAGCAGTATTATCACTTGCAGAGTTCTTAGAAGGTGTGAGCACTATCATTGTCGACGAAGTACACCAAGCCAAAGCAGAAGTTCTCAAGAACCTGCTTACACGCAACCTACGTAATGCACCCATACGTTGGGGACTAACCGGTACAGTACCTAAAGAGAAGTTTGAGTTTGAAAGTATTCACGCTAGTTTAGGACCAGTTATTGGACAGATTAGTGCTAAAGAATTGCAAGACAAAGGTGTATTATCAGAGTGTCATGTTAATGTAGTACAGTTAATAGACACTGTAGTACATTCAGATTATCAATCAGAATTAAAATATTTAACAACAAATCAAAACAGATTAGAATATATAGGCAAATTATTAAACACAGTAAAAGAAACAGGCAATACACTAATACTAGTAGACAGAATTAGTGCTGGAGAAGCACTAGCAGAACTAATACCAGGCAGCACATTTGTAAGCGGCGCTGTTAAAAACAAAGACAGAAAAGAAACATATGATACGATTCGTGAAGGGACTAATGAAGTCATTATCGCAACCTACGGGGTTGCCGCTGTTGGACTTAATATACCGAGGATCTTTAA